GTTTTACCGTCATATTTCCACTTAACAATTTTACCAGCATCTAAAATTTTATCAGCGTGTAAAGCACATGCTTTTGAACCGTTACCAGTATCAAACTTAACTCTTACTTTACCAACTTCATCTAAATCCATTGTTTCTAACCAACCACATTCAACAAGTGATTGTCTATCCCAATGAGCTCTGTTTGTTAACCAATCAACTACGTTTGACATCATTTTTTCACCGTCAATTCTACCTGATGGTTCTGAATCTGAATAATAATCTTTGTGTTGGTAACCCTCATAATCAGCACCTGATCCTGGACTACCATTAATTTCTAGTAAGTATGGTTTATTATTGTGTATTATATGGTCTACACCAACCATGTATGCTCTGGATAGTCTAGCCGCTTTTAATACTAATTCTTTTTCTTCATCACTTAAAATATAAGGTTCTGCCTCAGCACCTCTATGTGTATTTGATCTAAAGTCATATGAGCTGTGTACTCTTTTTGTACTAGCAAATATCTTATTATCTACCACAAAAGTTCTTACGTCAAATTTAGATGGCATATATTCTTGTATTAGAAGTTCAGCCTCTAGTTTCCACATGGCTTGTACAGTTGCCACTAAACCCTCGTAACTTTCTATCTTAATTACACCAACACCTTGTGTACCTGTTAGTGTTTTTAATATTATAGGAAACTTACCACCAATCATATCTAAACCAGTTTTAATATTACTCTCGTTAGATATAAATGCCGTTCTTGGTGTAGGTATACCAAACTTTTCAAACAATAAGGCAGTTGTAAGTTTATTATCACAAGTAAGCATTGAAGCTCTTGTATTTACCATAAACGCTTGTGAGTTTTGAAATGATGATATTAATGAAAGACCTGCCTCATCTTCTAAGGCACCACCTCTAACTATACAAACTGTATCTCTACCAACAAATGTATGTTCAGCACCTTTACCATCTATGTTTGATACTGTTAAAGTACCTTTGTCTTCGTCTTTTGATGTGATGATAGATGATTTAGTGTTTACTATAATACACTTAATGCCTTTTTTCTTACATGCTTTTGTAATTAATTCAGCAGTGGTGTTTTCTTTAGGGTCTTTTGAATCTGCTACAGTTACAATGGCTATCGTAAAAGGTTTATCTTTACGGCCAATATCTGTTTCAGTAATAAACTCTTTAAATTTTGGTACTAACATTACTCACTTTTAGATGGACCACAAGTAATAGTAATCTCTTGTTCTTGGTTAGAGTCGTTTATTGCTTGTGCCTCTGTATTTTCCTTTATAAGTTTTTCAGTATCTATCTTTTTACCAATGTTGTATTTTGCTGATAAATTCCACTCTTTCTTTTCTTTAAAAGGTAATACCTTAATTTGAGATAATGGTGCTTTATTCTCAGCAGCCTGTGTATTTACTATGTCAATTAGGTTCCAATCTTGTAGTAAGATTGCTATTGTGTTTCTTCTTTGAATATCGTTCTCAACCAAGGTAGATTTCTTGCCGTCTAAAGCAAATAGTTCTTTGAAGTGTGTAATAAAATATTTACCTTGTTTGTGTAATATGTGACATGATTGGTATAAGGTCTTGTCTTTACGACTAGCCACACCAATTCTTGTAAGGGTTTCCCTTACCTTTAAAAAATCGTCAGGTTGTTTGATTGTTACCTCTAACATACTCTCTGGCGACCATTGTATTTCTTGCTCACTCATCTTTTTCTCCCGCCTTTAGATAAGGCTTCTTTTATAAATTCAACTTGTTCTTTTGTTAGTATGTTAAGAGCCTCTTTTGCTTTTTCATTACTGTAACCATAATACTCTTTTACATATTCTAAATTATTCAACTTGTTTTGTGACAACCATTTGCCACCAAATCGCTTCTTTTTCCTAATACTATTTAGTAGAAAATGGAATTGAGTTTTTTTGTCCAAGAAATGATAACCATTCATCTCATTAACTTGTGCTATACAATCATAAAACATTGATAAACACTTGTTAATTACAAATGGTGGGTACTTCTTTTCCCATGTTAAGTCGTCTGTATCTAATAATTTTTCTTTACTAAAATTAATTGCATTAAGATAATCTTTCAATTCATATGCCATAATATAATACCTTATTATTACTTTTTCAAATGTTTATTGTGGCCTTTGTGTGATCCCATATAGTAATCTCCTGGTTCATAATCCCAAACTTTACCATGATGGCCTCTAACATCAGCCCAAAACATTCTCAATTTTACAATCATTCTTCTAAATAATGTTCTTCTCGCCATTATATCCTCTACTTAAATTTACAACTTGCCATTATTTCAGTTAAGCAAGCGACCATATTTATCTCCTGATCAGCCACAAAAGCAGATTTATATTGATATCCGGCTAAAATTAATATTGCTTGAGGTATAGATTTAGAATCTAAGTGTGTATAGAGAACATCATAGATAGTTTTAAATAGAAAGGCAGCCTCTTTGTCAAGGTTTTGTACCACCCACTTTCTCATATCATTAAACTTCTTCTCTTTTAATGACTTCATCAAGTCTTTGGTGTTCGCCTCCGATAGACTAAACAGTATACCACTATCTATTTTACCTCTTACAGAGTATCTTTGAAGTTCGTTTATCGTTCTTCTAAAGTCAGGATAATACTTTTGAATTAACTCTGCTAATACTTTTTTATCAAAGCCTACTTGTTCATCATTTAGAACACCCTCTAATCTTTTTAGAAAAGCAGTTGCTGTTTTAACTCTTTGACCATTAGTTATTCTAAAATCAATAACAGTACAACGACTATGTAAAGCAGGTATGATTTTATTCTTGTAATTACAAGTGAATATAAATCTACAATTATTGTAAAATGTTTCTATAAAGTTTCTTAAAGCAGGTTGAACACTATCAGCATTCATATAATCTGCCTCATCTATAATTACAACTTTGTGTGGTGCGTCTTCGGTTAACGATACAGTTGACGCAAAATTCTTTATTTTACTTCTTAAAGTATCTATTTGTCTACCTTCATCTGACCCATTAATGATAATGTAATCAGTACCTAATTCTTCACATAAAGCACGAGCAACAGTTGTTTTACCTGTGCCTGCCGTACCTGATAATAGTAAATTAGGTATTTCTTTTTTTTCTAAAAATTTTGTAAATGTATCTTTTAATTCTTGTGTAAGAATACAATCACTAATTTTTTTAGGTCTATACTTTTCAACCCATAAAAAATCACTCATAATATAATAAACTCCTCAATTTAATTCGACCCAATTATAAACAGGATCTTTTGCCATAGTATCATAAATGTTAGGATTAGTCAATAGTGTGTGGCGATATTGTGTCCACTTGATACCTACTCCCCAACCTAAACGTTTCATAATTTCTTTTTTAGTTATACTGCCTTCTTTTTTTATCCAACTAATTATCTCTTTTAATTTTTCACTCTTTTTAACAGTAGGTAGTTTCTTGTATAATTCATTTATATACTCACTCATTTGTTCTACCTCGTCTTTAAAAACTAATCTATATCTAATGTGTTGTAAACTTTCATCTGCTAATACATTTCTGTTATATTCATTATCTAAATAAAAATTTAACTTCTCTAATAACTCGTCATCATTTTTTACAAATACACCTTTGTCCCAAAGTTCTCTGTAATAATCAGCGTCATACATTAAATAAGGTACACCGTTCATCATACCATCTGTTGTCGCAACTGACCAACCACCATAAGTTTGTTTAGGCGAATAACCTATATAACAATCTTGTAGTTTCTTATAATAAAAATCTTTATCACCACTTTCAGTTGTAATATATTCTCTATCTGGTTTATTTGCTAGAGGTACCCATACTTTGAAATCTTGTCTTTGTTCATATAACTTATCACATACTTTTAAAAATTCTTTATAATGTTTGTATGTATCTGGTCTATGATTAAATACAATAATTTTTTCTTCTACTCTTTTTATATCATCTACAACATCTTTTTTGTCTACACCTAAGTGTTGTACTGTTAAAATTTTATCTAATTTCCATATTACTTCATCACTAAAAGTTTCTCTTGCCTCATTTAATACAAGTTTCTTTTGACTTTCAGTATTTAAATAACATCTATCCATTTCTAATAAACCTAAAATATTCTTTTTAAAACTATTCATAGGCCAGTTAGCAACTTTTTTTAAATCAAACCAATGACAATAACCAAAAAAT